ACGCCTGACTGCACTGTGCATGGCAGCGGGATATCCAAGCCCGTTCAGTCGGTAACGGAGCAGATTGAAAAGCATACCGCTCTGCTGCGAAAGCGGGTTTCTGCTGTTGACAGAGCGCTTGCGGTATTTCCGGATCACGAGCAGCGCTTTATTATGCAGAATGTCTGCGGAAGCACTCCTATGATATATTGTGATACACTGAACTGTGAGCGCACATGTCAGGCTATACGCCACGATTTTCTGATAACTCTTGCATCCGAGCTTGGAGAAATTCTTTAAATCTGTGCGGGTACGGGGCAATTTTCTGATGTATTATTATATCATGCAAAGAATGCAAAATCGCCTGCTCGGCACCTCACGGCCGTCAGGC